CGAACATCTCGATAAATTGCGATTTCACCAAGTCGTCTGTCCGTGCAATGAGTTCACGATAAGCGATTTTCACCCGCTCCATCGCCCACAGGATATCAGCAACTTGTTCGAGATTTTCATCCGGAAGCGAAAACTCATACTCCATCAGCAGTTTTGGTGAAAGTCGTTTTGACATAGAGCCGTCCGCGTGCTGATTGGCATAAATCCAAAAATCATCTGTATTCAAAACGAACGGTGCAATACGCCGGTATGCTTCATTTTCGATATGAAGCACAATAGAGTCTCCAGAGGTCAATCCATCAAAATCCACGGTTGCCGCTCGTTTCAGATAGACATTCCGTCTTGCTATCAGGATATCCCCGGAATGAAATACCTTCATTGTGGATTCAAGCCGCTCTGTGCTTCCATGACGACGAATGCTTGCTTCTCCGGAATCGTAATGCTCTAATCCAACAAATATACTATATTGGCTCTGTGATGGGTTATCCACCCGTTCGTTTTTTTCAATGGCAATATCTTTTAATCTCATTCTGCTCATTAGGATTCCTCCGGCAGCATGTTGCACAATTCGTCGTAAGTCTCTCGCATTTCAGCACAGCTGGTCATCCATTCTGCTACAGCGTCATCTAAAGATACACTCTGTGGATCATCTCCGCTGGTATTCATAACATAAAGTGCAATGCTTAATTTTCCATCGTGCTCTAAAATGCTATCGTTATCAGCAATGGCTGAAAAGCCATCAATAGTCTCAAATCTGTGATAGACACCGGCTATTTTTTCAATATGAGTATCTTCAAGATAGCTTTCTGAATTTTTACGGGTAACTTCGTCTTTTGCGTTGATAAACAGAACTTTGCCCCGGCGATCAAATGGTTTGCATGTTCTGCATATCACAATACAGGCGTCCATAGGACTGTTAAAAAACAGGTTTTTTCCTATTCCAATTACGCATTCGACTAAATCACTCTCCACGAGCTTTTTCCGCATATCTGTTTCTTCTCCACGGAATAGCACCCCATGCGGGAACAGGATCGCACAACGTCCTGTATCGGGTTTCATACTTTTTATAATGTGCTGGAAGAATGCAAAATCTGCACGTCCCTGCGGAGGCGTCCCCAGGAAATTCCGTCCGTATTTGTCGTTCTCAAATGCTCCGCGATCCCATTGCTTGATAGAGTAGGGCGGATTAGCAAGAACAATATCAAACTGCTGCAATTGACCGTGCTCAATAAACGCCGGATTTTTCAATGTATCATCGTTGACAATATGGAAATCCTCGACACCATGGAGAAACAGGTTCATTCTTCCAATCGCACATGTCAGCTGATTGATCTCCTGACCATAGGCTTGGATATTGCGCCACTCCTGCCCGTTTTCTTTCAGATGGGCGATGCAGGAAATGAGCATGCCTGCGCTGCCGCAGGTGGGGTCGTATACCGACTCTCCGCTCTGTGGTTGCAGTATCTCTGTCATCAAATGAACAACGGTACGGTTGGTGTAGAATTCCTGTGCCGTGTGGCCACTGTCATCAGCGAATTGTTTAATCAGATATTCATAACCGTTGCCGAGCTCGTCTTCCGGGCAGTTGGCAAGGGACAGTGTCTTTGACGAAAAATGTTCCAGTAAATCTTTGAGCAGTCTGTCCGGCAACCGATTTTTGTTTGTCCACGCACCGTCGCCGAAAATGCCGGTCATTTTTTCACCGTTAGCCTTTTCAATTTCCTTGAATGCAGAAACGATTGCTTTACCGACATCTTCCGTTACCTGGCGCACGTCGTTCCAATGGTGTCCCTTCGGGATGACGAATGTATGCAGTTCTTGTTCTGGATAGAGGTCAATATCGTCACCGTATTCCTGCTTCGCCTTTTCGGTTTCTTCATCGTGAACATCACAAATGCGCTTGAAGAACATCAACGGAAAAATGTACTGCTTATACGCACCAGCATCGATATTGGTGCGCAACAAAACCGCAGATTGCCAGAGGTAGCTTTTGAGTTCGTCTATTGTCATTCTCTCACTCATCGATGTACCCTCCGTCTTTCAATAGTTTCATCAACGCTTCTTCACTGTCTTGAACTTCTTTTAGCGCAGCAAAGAATTCGGCACGAATCTTCTTCGTATCAATTGGTGGTGCCGGTGTCTTTTCTATGTATGTGTTCACCGACAGGGTATAATCTTTTTCGCGGATTACGTCCAGACTGACAACCGCACATTTATCGAGAACATCTTCATAATTCTCCCAAAGCTGAAACACCTGATCAGTATCCGTTTCGGTCATAATATTCTTTGCGCGCTGCGCCGTATAAATGTTCGTCGCATCGATCATGCAGATTTTGCCGCGATGCGCCAGCGGCTTGTTGTTATTCATATAGATAATGCACGCAGAAACACCTGCACCGTAGAACAGGTTTCCAACCAGCGTTACCACACATTCGATGCAATCTGTTTCAATCATCTTTTTTCGGATGTCACCCTCACGTCCGCCATGGAACAATACGCCCTGCGGCATAACAACTGCACAGCGTCCTTTACCGGGGCGCATGGATTTATACATATGCTGCAGCCACGCATAGTCGGCGTTGGAATCGGTCGGGCTCCCCCAGATATTCCGTCCCCACTGATCGCTTTCAAAAATCTCTGCACCCCATTTATCAAGTCCGAAGGGCGGATTTGCAAGCACGCAATCAAATTGCTGCAGTTGACCATTGTGAATGAATACCGGCTTGCGTAGCGTGTCTTCGCGCACAATTTTGAATTCTTTGGCTCCGTGAAGGAACAGATTCATTCTGGCAATTGCCGACGTAGAAAGGTTTTTTTCCTGTCCGTAAATCTTTCCGTATGATGCCTTTTCATCATCCATGTTACGGATGGCCTCGATGAGCATACCGCCGGTTCCACAAGCCGGATCATATACAGATTCTCCTGATTTCGGCGAGAGCATTCTAACCATGAGCTTGACTACAGAACGCGGGGTATAAAACTCTCCGGCATTCTTTTTACTCATATCGGCAAATTTCTTGATCAAGTATTCGTAGGCATCGCCCATGACATCGGCGGAATAATTTCGGTTGCCGACGGGAAGTGCCGACATATGTTCAATCAAGTTTTTTAGGCGCTCATCATCCAATTTGGTCTTATCTGTCCAGTTTGCGTCATCAAACGAAGAAAATAAGCCTGCCAAGCTATCCGGGTTGGCCTGTTCAATCCCCATCATGGCGTCGACAATAGCCTTACCGACATCCTCACTTGTATTACGCACATCGGTCCAATGGCATCCCTTTGGGATCATAAATGTATGTAATTCCTCTTCAGGATAGAGCCCTATATCATCTCCATACTCCGCTTTTGCCTTCTGGGTTTCTTCATCATAAACATCGGAAAGGCGCTTAAAAAACAAAATTGGAATTACATAAGATTTATAATCATCCTGATCAATAGGTCCACGAAGAATATTACAATCTTCATACAAAAAATTGTAAAGTTGATTCGCAGTTGTTTCTTCGTCTTCTGTTTTTCCAAGCATTTGTGCTTCTTCTACCGCATCCATAGCCAGGCTCATGGCTTCTGTACGGCTGTCTGCTTTTTCTGAAGAGAGGTTTACTTCTGGTATAAAAGACACCGATTTTACGATAGATTCTCCTGTAGTTGTTTCCATTATCATTCCAAACTGCGCCTCGAACGCATTTAATATGGACAGCTGTCTTCCGTCCAGAAAAGTAAGCGCTAATTTTCTTATGTTTGCTGGGATTCCATAATACGCCTCTGCGATCCCCCCAGTTATGGCGGCAATGGTATCGCTATCGCCGCCAATCGATATGGCATTTCGAATCGCATCCTCAAAATTGGTAGATTCGAAAAACGCTTCCAATGCTTGTGGGACAGTTTCTTGGCAACTTTCATTGAAGCAATATGACTCACGGATGTCATTCAACTTGAAATTGATTTTATAATAATGCTTATTAATATAATCCTGAATTTCAACCAGGCTACACCCATATCTGGCAAGATATATAGCGGCCACAGTTGCTTCGGCGCCCCTTATACCTTCTGGATGATTATGCGTCACCTCTGTTACTGTTTTTGCAAGTGCAATTGCTTCCGTAAAAGAATTCGCCGCGAAGCCGCATGCACTAACGCGCATAGCGGCTCCATTACCAAAGCTCTGATATGGCTTAGGATTCTCCGATTCAAGCCATTTGCGAAACAAGCCACCGTATCCTGCGAATGGGTATTCTCTTCCAAGCTCACGCATGCAAATCACTACTTTTTCACTCAGTGTGGCATAATTGCCACGGCATTCCAATATCGCCTTTGCAATTGCAAGAGACATAATACTATCATCTGTGACTCTACCTCCATGTATGTGAGTCATCAGTTCAAAATCTTTGCCTTTATGGTTGTTTCCCTCAAAGCGAGATCCTGCAATATCGCCAATTATTGCTCCAAGCACAATATTTCCTCCTGAATAATTATTATCATTTGCCCAACATAACTACGGGTCTCGTGGTAGCAACCATATATTTACATATTTCAACATTAGGTGGCTCAAAATCATCAATGCGATAACCGATTTAGCAGTCTCGACTGATAATCCTCTCATTAAGTAACGAAACAATTGTAGACTTAAAATTGCTTTTTGTTATTTTCAACTCCCGACCAGCTGTCAATCTTCTAATCGGAGGATACCCTTTCGATTTTTCTAAATGCGAAATAATACTATTGGCATCGCCCTTTCCCGTTACACTAATTTTGTATCTTAAATTTGTATTTCATAGTTATTTTATTTCTTTCCCATTCTCATCCATTACTACAACATCAGTTCTGCAGTTTCCACATTTATACTCAAACCAACTTCTATATTGCGATAATGGAATAAGCTTATGTTCATTTTTCCAGCAACAACTGCAGTAAGGAATGTGGGGATTATCATCTTTGATTGTAAAAAAACCCTTGGGTGAATATTTGATTTTATTTTCAACATCTGGAGCTTTTGACAGTTTTTCTATTTCAGTTTTTAATTGCTTTATTTGTTGCTGCAAGTTGTCATTATCTTCACGCAATTCAAAGAACTTTTCTTGTAGATCCATTGCCAAATCCAACACCGTCTGATTCTTCGCAGTTTTTGCTGCGCTTACCAAGTCTTTTATAATTGTATATACATCGCTGAATGAAAACATAGTTAAAACTCCTTACTTGCCATATTCGTAAAATAGGTGAATGATATCATTTTTCTTTATAATGGACTTTTTAGCAGCTTCGCTTAAGAGCAAGCATTTTCTCACTTTATTAACAATTAATATTATTATCGTCAAAGAAGAGTTCCGGCATATTTATGCGAACATCTGCAGCTTCTGTTTCGACACCAAAATCGCCGCATGTTAACACATCGGGGTGAAGTCTCGTGCCATCGTCCGTTTCAACGATATACTTAGTTTTACGGAGAATGATATACTGCGATGTTTCGCGCGAAAACCCGCTCTGCTGTAAAAATATAGTCAGTGGATTGGTCGTCCCGTATTCAACATATTCATACCAGTCATTATCAAAGGAATCGACACCGTGAACCCGTTTGTACTCCAGAGAAAATTTACGGAAATAATTTGAAATACTGAAAAGGATAACATTTTCAATTACATCAAGCGTTTCAGCAATCACATAATTCTTATGAAATGCGTTATTTTTATTATAAAGCTGTTCAATCTGAAACTTTCCGCTCCAAATTCCTTCCTCCGGGTGCTTTGATTTATGCTCAAGTGCGGTCCATATAATAGTATTCAAGCCTTTTCCGCGCACCCACTGCATGAGAATCGTTGCATACCAACGCAATACAGCATTTCTGTCAAATCCTTTGCTGATTTTCCCAATAGTTGATGCTTCGTAAATTTCCCACTTAAAAATGGTTCGAAGTGTCGCCAGAAAGGACACAAGTTTTTCAAAGTCGACTGTATTATCCACGCCGCTTAAAATCGGGTACGACAATCCGCAATTGATAGCATCGGTGAGATTTTCCCACTGATCATAAGAAAGTGTAATATCATCACTGGTACGATTATGGCTAAAGTGTTGTTTGATTGCCAAAGCTGAAGCATCGTCGAGAACAGAAGCGAAAGCCTCTGTAACCATAGAAGTGTTTCCTTTCACTATATCACGCATGAGAATCAAGGCGAATTTTCGCATAGCGGTATAGTCTTTCTCCGTTTCAGATTCAAGACATTCTTTCATCTCTACATCGCCGCGAGACAAATGAGACACTATGGCTCTGCGTTGTTTTTCGGAAAGGCTGCCTTCAACGGATAGTTGCTGTTTGGGAATATCATTATTGAGCAGGCTCTCATATTTTTTAGCAACTTTCTCTGCGCTAACTTTTTCACTTTCATCAAAGGCAAGCATAAACACATTGCCATACAAATTGTACTGTATCCGTCCAACACGCCCTACAAGATTACGGAATTCCACCTCATTCATATCACTTCTTCCGTTTTTATAGCTTGTGATGAAAAGATTGTCGGCAGGAAGATTTACCCCCTCAACAAGCGTGCTTGTACAGAACATGGTGCGAATCATCCCATCCTTAAATCCCTCTTCGATGCGGAGTCGGATGCTTGCTGGTAAGTACCCCACATGGTATGCAACTCCCTTTTGCACAAGTTCAGCCAAAAAGCAAGCGGAGTGCACTTCATTTCTAATATCCTTCGCTAAAGATTCTAACTTCTCCTTATATTTTTTATCAACGGCATCTGGCAAAATACTATCGGCGTAATCTTTAGCGTATTTAACAACTTTTACGCGAGCATTACAGTAAACGATATTCTGCTTGCCCTTGCCTACACGATTGACAATATCGATTACTCGCAAAGAGCCCTCCTGCGTTCGAATGGGATTCAAAGTATTGGAGTGCCCATTATGAGAGTAAATTTGCCCCGTTGTCATGTCTACCATATATTTGAATTGGCAAACCGGTGAAAACCTTGAAGCCAGTTTCTGAATTTCCATCTGACCTATGCCAGGAATCAATTTCAAGTAGATTTCCGGATTTGGAATATTCGGCGAAGCGAAAACTATTGAAGGCTTTCGCTTTCTTCCCATGACATCATGAATAACTTTGTAATAGAATGCGCTTCTACCACCTTTTGCAGATATTTTGTGCGCCTCATCCACAAACAAAAAATCAAGTGCCAATTCCGGCTTTGTATTCAAAAGATGATGCATTCGCTCGGGTGTCATTACAAAAACAAAGCAGTGTGACTGTTGTAGCACAATATCGCCCGCAGAAGAAACAACGCGGTAATTCCGTTCTTTTAGCAAATCTTTTAGTTCTCTGAGAATATTGCTACGAACTTCATTTATAAGCGCCTTTGTTGGAACAAGAATAGCAAAGTTCTTTTCTTCCCCAGCAGCTACTTGCTGTTTTATGTATTTTTGAATGACAAAGGACTTTCCCATAGAGGTCGGGCCCGAATAGCTGAAACATTGTTTTCCGAGACCATCATAAACGATTTTCTGTGCCGGAAAGAAAAATGCATCGGGGATACCGGGGATGGCAAGCAGTTCTTTTTCATACCCATAGTAAATCCTATCAAGTATGTCTGTGCTTGAATAATCTTTCACCGCGTATGACAGGCCTCTAAAATTTCCGACTGCAGAAAGAACCGAGCCCAAATAAGGTTTGATGCGGGTATCATCAGGATATAGAATATTCAAAAGAATGACGATTTCCTGAGCCCATATTTTATGGACTTCGGCATTTTCTGTATATGCGGATTTTGACAAAATATCAGCAAAACGGAGAGCTGCGCCGACATCCACTTCCTTTTGTTTCTGCCGAAGAGAAAACAACTTCAAAGAATAATTGTAAAGCAGATCGGCGTAGATACGATTCAGATATTCATTTTTCTCAATGCCGCGGTATATGGTTTCGGCAAGAGTCGCATTTCTCGGAACTCCCATTATACGACACCCCCCAAGAACGCTTCATTGACAATTTGCGTTTTTTCCGTTGGTGCATCATTGAACGGTAATATATAAAAATAGAATGAATATCCGTTGAAACCCAACTCTTGAATTTTGGAAACAATATGCGGCTTTATTGCTTCAATATCGTTATGGATTTTATCTAACGCCTGCTTTTTGAACAATGGTGCAGAAAGCCCCGTCGAATCCAGGCCGAGAGTATATCCCAAAAACACACCAAACGCCATGTCCGGACGACCAATTTCAGGAGGCTTCGGAAGTATAATTTTCTCCATAAATTGCGTTGTCTCACGGTCGTATATGTTGTGAAATACTGTTTCTTCGACCATTTGATACTCGCTATTTTCGTTTTTTTGGATAGCAACCACCTTGTCAAATGCGTGATTGACAGCATCGGTAAGGTTGTCCACAAGATCTGAAGCACCGAAAACCAATTGATGGAAAGGAACCCCGGCATCCTCGGTCGAAAGCAAATATACTCCGTCGCACTTACTTTCTACCGAGCCACTAACAGCATTAACCTCAAACTTACTTAGTATCTTGGGGGCATTAAGTTCCTGTTCCAGGAACAGATACAACAGTATTTCTCCGAGCGTTTCTTCCTTCCATGCACCGTTACTTCTACTCTTTTGAATAAGTGCCATTGCGGATCGTAAACCTATAGAGGCGGTTAATCCCTGTTTCTCGTATTCAGATATTTGCGAACGAGACATAACATATTCACCAATGTGGTTTCCAAGATATTCCGTTAGGGTTCTGAATTTCAAAGAACAATTGTTAATATCCACGGTATAAAACTGCACTGATGAACTATTTGCCGAGGCGATGATGCCATCGCATACCTTGAAAAATGTTCTGCCAAAATCAGTGCCTCGAAGTGATTTCTTCAGAGGGACAAGTGCCTCGCTTTTTTCAGTTTGAAAATGAACTTCGTAAGGTGAAGCAGCCACAGAAGCAAAAAACTCATCATCTATTTCTTTTATTTCTTCCTTACAGTCGATGTTGGAAGCATTGACAATGGAATAGTAAATTACACAAGCAAGCAGTTCGAAAAATCAAACTCAGTGCAGGACACTATATTCTTCTTTTCGTACCCCACACTATAGCCGACGATGGCATCATCAGCAATAACAGTGTCTTCCGCCAAAACCATTTTAATAGCTTTTACAATCAATTCATACGAGTCACTGCGAAGGATTTTTAACAGATGATTCTGTATCCCCGCTGAGCTGCTCTTAGCAGTAGTCGATCGAAAGGCATCTATATCTGCTTTCGCAAAACCGTTTTTTCCGCTTTTTAAGTGCCCCGCATAGGAAGAATCGTTGTTTCCTAAAACAACATTGAAAGAAGCGGCAATCGCATCAAGCAGTGACTCCAGAGTAACTTTCTGCCCTCTATATCTATAGAGAATCCGATAAACCGTGCCAAAACACAACCGCTTCATATGCAACTGCCCTCCATTTTCAGAATTATTTACAGAATTATATCAATGATTTCTCCAATATTACAGTTCAATGCTTTACAAATACGCATCAATATCTCCAGGCTTACCGGCTCGTTTTTCCCCATTTTTGCCATTGTGGAAGCTGTGATATTGGTTGCTGCCATCAAATCTTTTTTCATCATTCCTTTATCAATCAAAAGTTTCCACAACTTATTGTAACTAATGGACATCCTATCTCCTCCATATCCAATTCTCTGATGGTACATTACTATTATACCACTAAAATATGCAAATTGCAAGATAATCTGCGAAAAAGCGCATATCAAATGCAAAAAGAGCGATTTTTCATTCGACTTCGCAAAGGTCAATGAAAACGCTCTTTTTATTTTTCCATAAAACTTCCATGCTTGCTCCATAACCGTGCCATTTTTTATTTGCCGGATCAATGATAAAATTATCAATGTAAGGAGGCAATAACCTCCTCGAAAAAATATCTCACGCTTNCAGCCAATTGGCGAAAAGGGTTCTGTGCCCGCTATCTTTTGGTGCGCTCTTTTTTCGTGCCAAGGTAACCGGCTTTAGACTCCCGCAGAGATTTTCAAAACAAATTTTATGAAAATCAAAGGAGTCAAAGCTATGTCAAACGAAGCCAAAAAGTATTACATCCCCCTGCCCAAAACCGAACAGGCATCAACCGGTTACATCGAATTTTACCGGGATTATCAGCTTACGGAAGTCAGTGAGGAAGTCTACCGTGCCTACTATCAACCCATCTGGAGAACCTGGAAGCGGGCAAAGCGCAACGGAACCTGCGGTGGCGAGGACTGGAGGCGTTGCCTCGGAGACTGCGTCGGATGCACCCGGTGCAATTACGCAAACACATCCCTCTCCATGGATATGCCCATTGGGGATTCCGAAGAAATGACCGTTGCGGACACCGTCGAAGATCCGTCGGCTCTTACGGATACCGCACTCATTGAGAGTGCTGCACTGGAAGAACTGTTGACAGCGCTGCAGGAAATCGATTCGGACGGTCGCCGCATCGGTGAACTGCTGCTGGAAGGAAAATCGAGGAACGACATTTCAAAAATTCTACATATCGGAACATCCACCTTCTATAAACGCTTTGACAGGCTCAGAGCGCAGCTTCGCAAACGGCTCGGAGAATTTTTCTGAGTTTTTCATGAAGCCGGTGGAAAACCGGTCCCGGAATGTCCAATACGGGGTGGAAGGCACAGAAAGCCCTCCGAAATCCACGCAAAGGAGGACAGGCTATGGACGGTCCCAACAAAGCGGGTACGACCGAAAAGGACGAAGAACTCATCGGCATTCTCTTTGCCATTTCGGTCGTATCCGGAAGGCTGGCAAGAAGCCTTCAACAGCTTGCAAATCAGAAGAAAGGAGGAATACATACAGATGGGAAAAATGTCGGAACTTTCGCTTCTGCTTGACGAATACCGTGAAGCAAACCGCCGTGCAGCAGAACTTGCGGACGAAATCTCCGCTATGCTCACCGGCACAGAACCGCCCGCTCACGAAGCGCACGAAGAGGCAAAAACGCTCACATTGGAAGAAGTCCGGGCAGTACTTGCAGACAAGTCCAAGGACGGCTTCACCGCACAGATCCGTGAACTTCTGAAAAAGTACGGTGCGGACAGGTTGTCCGCCATCGACCCCGCAAACTATTGGGCACTGCTTACGGATGCGGAGGGACTGAAAGATGCCACCTAAAAATCACGCACTTCTTTCGGCCTCCGCTTCACACAGATGGCTGAACTGCCCGCCGTCTGCCCGACTCTGCGAGAATTACGACGATAAAGGAAGCGACTTTGCAACTGAGGGCACCGAGGCACACGCCCTCTGTGAATTTCGGCTCAAGGAAGCGCTCGGCATCCCCGCCGAGAATCCGATTCCGACGCTCACGCAATACAGCGAGGAAATGGAGGACTGCGCTACCGGATACGCCGCTTTTGTCACGGAAACCGTAGAAAAGGCTCGGCAGACCTGCCGTGACCCGGTTGTCCTCATTGAACAACGGCTGGATTACAGCAACTATGTGCGCGACGGATTCGGCACAGGCGACTGCATTGTCGTCTCGGACGGCGGGCTTCACATCATCGACTACAAACACGGTCGCGGTGTGCTTGTCGAAGCCGAAGAAAATCCGCAAATGAAACTGTATGCCCTGGGAGCATTGGAACTGTTTGACGGAATTTACGATATTGAAACCGTCAGCATGACCGTTTACCAGCCGAGGCGAGGAAACATCGGCACCTATACCGTCTCCAAAAGCGACCTTCTGGACTGGGCAGAACAGGTTCTGAAACCGATTGCCGAACTCGCCTACTGCGGAGAAGGACAGTTCGCCTGCGGCGAGTGGTGTCAGTTCTGCAAGGCAAAAACCGACTGCCGCAAACGGGCGGAAGCCAACATGGCACTTGCCAAATATGACTTTGCAGACCCTCCGCTCCTGACCGATGAGGAAATTGAGGATGTTCTCTCCAAAGTGGACGGCCTGGTTTCCTGGGCAAACGATGTCAAAGAGTTTGCATTTCAGGCGGCTATGAGCGGCAAGTCGTGGAACGGTTGGAAACTCGTTGAAGGACGCTCCGTCCGCAAATACACCGATGACGCGGCAGTCATCAAAGCCGTTACGGATGCGGGTTACGACCCGTATGAAAAGAAACTGTTGGGATTGACCGAAATGCAGAAGCGTCTCGGAAAATCCAGGTTCGAGGAACTCCTGGGAGGACTCGTACATCGCCCGCAGGGCAAACCGACGCTCGTGCCGGAGAGCGATAAAAGGCCGGCAATCACCACTGCGAAAGCAGATTTTTATGAAGAATAAGGAGAAAAGCATATGTCGAACAATGCAAAAACAATCAATCCCTGCAAGGTCATTACCGGAAAAGACACCCGCTGGTCCTATGCAAACGTGTGGGAACCCAAAGCCATCAACGGCGGTACCCCCAAGTATTCCGTCTCCCTCATCATTCCCAAATCCGATACCGTAACGGTTGCCAAAATCAAGGCTGCCATCGAAGCGGCGTATCAGGAAGGGGAATCCAAACTGAAAGGCAACGGCAGAAGCGTTCCCCCGCTCTCGGCAATCAAAAACCCGCTCCGTGACGGAGATGCCGAAAGACCCGATGACCCCGCATACGCAAATGCCTACTTTGTCAACGCCAACTCCTCCACCGCCCCCGGAATCATCGATGCCGACCGCAACGAAATTCTGACGCACGCCGAAGTTTACAGCGGCGTCTACGGCAGAGCTTCCGTCAACTTTTATGCGTTCAACAGCAACGGAAACCGCGGCATTGCCTGCGGGCTGAACAACCTGCAGAAAATCCGTGACGGCGAACCGCTCGGCGGCAAGGCAAGCGCCGAATCCGACTTTGCCACCGACGAAGATGACGATTTCCTTGCCTGAAGAAAGCATCGCGAAAAGCGTATGAAAGACCTTCAGTAAGCGGCAAATCCGGCGGCAGTGGGAACACTCCCGCTGCCGTCTATGCCGGAAAGGAATCCGAAGATGAAAACAATCAGTATCGATATCGAAACCTTCAGCAGTGTGGACCTTGCAAAAAGCGGCGTCTACCGATATGCGGAATCGCCGGATTTTGAGGTTCTGCTCTTCGGTTATTCCGTTGACGGCAGTGCCGTATCGGTTGTTGACCTCGCAAGCGGCGAGAAAATTCCTCCGTATATTCTGTCCGCATTGGAAGATGAAACAGTCATCAAGTGCGCTTTCAATGCGAATTTTGAGCGTATTTGCCTCTCCAGGCTGCTCGGTTATGAAACCGGGCGCTACCTCTCCCCTGTCTCCTGGCACTGCACCATGGTATGGTCTGCCTATATGGGACTGCCGCTTTCGCTCCAGGGATGCGGAGCCGTGTTGCGGTTGGACCGACAAAAACTGACCGAAGGGAAAGAACTCATCCGTTATTTCTGCGTCCCCTGCCAGCCGACCAAGGCAAACGGCGGACGGACCCGTAACCTTCCGGGCGATGCGCCGGAAAAGTGGGCGCGCTTCAAAATCTACAATGCCCGCGATGTGGAAACGGAAGCCGAGATACAGCAGAAGCTCTCCCGTTTTCCTGTTCCCGAGGGAATCTGGGACGAATACTGCATCGACCAGAAAATCAACGACACCGGCGTTGCTCTGGACAGGACGCTTGTACGGGAAGCCATTGCCATGGACGGTGTGTCCGGGCATGAACTTTCTGATGCCATGAAATCGCTGACCGCTCTGGAAAATCCGAACTCGGTGTCACAGATGAAAACATGGCTTGCCGCCAACGGGCTGCACACGGACACACTCGGGAAAAAGACCGTTGCCGAACTGCTCAAAACCGCACCGGAACGCCTGCGCGAGGTGCTTCTCCTCCGGCAGCAGCTTGCCAAATCGTCGGTTAAAAAGTATCAGGCAATGGAGAACGCCGTGTGTTCGGACGGGCGCGCCAGAGGGATGTTCCAGTTTTACGGAGCCAACCGCACCGGCAGATGGGCAGGACGGCTGATTCAGATGCAGAACCTGCCGCAAAATCACCTCTCCGACCTGTCCCAAGCCAGAACACTTGTACGCACCGGAAACCGGGAAGCCGTCAAACTGCTGTACGAAGATATCCCGGACACGCTTTCCCAACTTATCCGCACCGCTTTCGTAGCACCGGAAGGAAAGAAGTTCATCGTTGCCGATTTCTCTGCCATTGAAGCCAGGGTGATTGCCTGGATGGCGGGAGAAACCTGGCGACAGCAGGTCTTTGCGGATGGGAAAGACATTTACTGTGCATCCGCCTCGCAGATGTTCGGAGTTCCCGTGGAAAAGCACGGCATCAACGGGTATCTCCGCCAGAAAGGCAAAATCGCCGAACTGGCACTCGGATACGGAGGCGCTGTCGGAGCACTCAAAGCAATGGGGGCGCTTGACATGGGGCTTTCCGAGGAAGAACTCCCGCCTCTGGTTCAGGCATGGCGCAATGCCAATCCGAACATCGTGAACCTTTGGTGGACAGTCGATTCCGCCGTTACCGAAGCCGTACAGCGTCGCACTTCTGCGGAAACACACGGAATCCGGTTCACTTACCGGAGCGGTATGCTCCTGATTACCCTTCCGTCCGGGCGGAATCTGACTTACATCAAACCGAAAATCGGAACCAACTCCTTCGGTTCTCCCTGCGTCACTTATGAAGGTATCGGCGGAACGAAGAAGTGGGAACGCCTGGAGTCCTACGGTCCCAAATTCGTCGAAAACATCGTACAGGCAACCGCCCGCGACATTCTCTGCTATGCCATGAAAGCACTGCGACATACCGACATCGTCATGCACATCCACGATGAAATCGTCATAGAGGCAGATCCGCAGATGTCTCTGCAGGCTGTATGTGAGCAAATGGGGAGAACGCCACCCTGGGCTCCCGGACTGCTCCTGCGTGCGGACGGGTATGAAACCCAATTCTATAGAAAGGACTGACCGCACATGAGAATCCGCGTCAGCAAATACAACGCCGAAGGCTATTACAGCCCGACCGAATACGAAGGCATGAAAAATCTGCTCCGGGAGGAATACGAGCGGAAACGGGCGCAGCGTAAACCGACATTCATGCCAAAGGTTTTTATCTGCTCCCCTTTGCGCGGAGATGTTTACAAAAACATCCTGAATGCAAAGAAATATTGCCGTTTTGCGATCGAATCCGGCTACATACCGTTTGCCCCGCACCTTTTCTTCCCCCGGTTCCTTTCCGATGAAAACGAAGCCGAGCGCCGACTCGGTATCCGTATGGGCAAAGTATTCCTCGACGACTGCCGGGAGATCTGGTGGTTCGGCGATACGGTCACGGAAGGAATGCAGATCGAGCTCGACCGAGCCAGGCATCGCCGACTCACCGTTCGGCATTTTACCGCCAATCTTGAGGAGGTCAAAGACTGATGTTCACACTCTACAGTTCCGACTATACCGGCAATCCGGGCAACTGCTACTATCCGCACAGACACACCGTTACCGATCTGGACAGCCTCCGTGCGGCGGTCGGACACGACTATGTCTGTGCGGAATACCGGAACAGTTACCGGAGCAACGACAACTTCATCGGAACCGACTGCCTGCCGGTTGACTGCGACAACGACCACTCCGAGAACCCGAACGACTGGGTCATGCCGGCGGATGTTCTGGAGGCTTTTCCCGGTGTTACATTCGCCGTTCACTACAGCCGTTCCCATATGCGGGAGAAAAACGGAAAAGCGGCAAGACCGAAGTTTCATGTCCTTTTTCCGATTGATCCGATGACGGATGCCGTCGCTTACAGCAACATGAAAAAACTCGTCAGCACCGTCTTCCCCTATTTTGACACCAATGCACTCGATGCCGCCCGCTTCTTTTTCGGTACAGCCGGTGCCGAAGCGGAACTGTACGAAGGAACGCTCAACCTGACTGCATTTTTCGAGGACGATTTTGACGCAGATATGCCGTCCCGCAATATGCCCGCCGTCATACGGGAAGGCAGCCGCAATGCTACCCTCTCCCGCTTTGCCGGCCGTGTCATCAAGAAGTACGGCAATACCGACGAGGCATACCGTGCCTTTCTGGACCAGGCGGCAAAATGCGAACCGCCGCTTGACAGCAAAGAGCTCGCAACCGTCTGGCATTCGGCGCAGAAATTCTTTGACCGTGTCAGTCGGCAGGACGGATATATCCCGCCGGAGGCTTACAATTCGGATGTTTCCTACAAACCCGGCGACTACTCGGATGTCGGACAGGCAGAGGTGCTGGCAAAGCATTTTTCCGGTGAACTCCGGTACTCCCCCGCCACCCATTTTATCCGATACAATGCGCACTACTGGCAGGAAAGCGAACCGGGCGCACAGGCGGTTGCACATGAACTGACCCGCAGACAGTTGGCGGAAGCATCGTCCGATCTGTTCGGTGCGCTCCGTAAACTGGAGGGCAACGGCGGGCAGGATGTTCTGAAAAACACGACCAAGGCAAAGGCCGAAGCCATTATGAATCCGGAGCAGCTGGAAGCCTACCGTGCGTTTCTGGAAGCACAGACCTATCACAAATATGTCCTGCACCGCAGGGATTCCAAGAACATTACCTCAACACTCCGCGAGTCCCGCCCGATGTTGGAAATCAGCCCGCGCGACCTGGACAGCAATCCGTTTCTCCTCTGTACCCCTGCGGCAACCTACGATTTGCGTCTTGGGCTGGACGGTGCAAGAGAACACAGCCCAGAGGACTTCATTACCAAGATGGCCTCCGTCTCCCCCGGCACTAAAGGAGCGCAGATATGGGAGGACTGTCTGGACCTTATTTTCTGCCACGACCGGGAACTCATTGACTATGTGCAAATGATATGCGGTCTTGCCGCCATCGGTCAGGTATTCCTGGAGGCGCTCATCATCGCATACGGCAGCGGCCGCAACGGAAAATCCACCTTTTGGAACGCCGTCGCTAAGGTTCTGGGGCTTTACAGCGGAAACATCTCCGCTGACACCCTGACCGTTGGCTGCAGACGGAATGTCAAGCCGGAAATGGCAGAAACCAAGGGCAAACGGCTTCTGATTGCGGCAGAAATGCAGGAAGGCGCACGGCTCAACGACTCCACGGTCAAACAGCTCTGCTCCACCGATGACATTTTTGCCGAGAAGAAATACAAAGATCCGTTCAGCTTTACCCCGTGTCACACGCTCGTTCTGTATACCAACCACCTGCCGAGAGTCTCTGCTTCGGATGACGGTATCTGGCGCAGGCTGATCGTCATTCCGTTCAATGCCAAAATCGAAGGCAAAAACGACATCAAAAATTTCGGAGACTACCTTTACAACAATGCCGGAGAAAGCATTCTTGCGTGGATAATCGAGGGGGCGAAGAAGGTCATCGATGCCGGCTATCATTTCACTCTGCCGGAATGCGTACAGCGGGCGATTGACGAATACCGCATACAGAACGACTGGTTTACCCATTTTCTTGAGGACAGATGCGAAATTGCCCCGTCTTACCGGGAAGGCTCCAGTGCCCTTTATCAAGCCTACCGGAACTACTGCACGGACACCAACGAATATGTCCGTTCAACCACCGATTTCTATTTTGCCGTTGAGAAAGCCGGTTTTACGAAGCTGAACCTGAGCGGTCGCAAATTCATAAAAGGACTGCGGCTCAAGGCAGACAGCGGAGATTTTGAGGACTTCCTGCAATGACGGGAGGACTGTTGTTGCGGTCGCTGACGGTCATATACAAAACTTTTCTTAGAAGCAAAAAAATCAGTATAAGAAAAAGTTCTGTAAACGGCTGCGGCAGACCGCAACATGACCGTCAAAACATCTGTAAAGGAGCTTTTTATGAGAGAGAAACACACAGAACAAAAACTGATTGAGGATGCCAAGGCGCGGGGCGGTCTGGCAGTCAAGTTCGTCAGCCCCGGCTTTGACGGCATGCCGGACAGAGCCGTTCTGTTGCCGGGCGGGCATATCGGTTTTGTGGAAGTCAAAGCCCCCGGCAAAGTTCCCCGCCCGCAGCAGAAAGCCAGGCTTCGGCTTTTAACCGGACTCGGTTTCAAAACCTATGTCCTGGATGACATTTCACAGATCGGAGGGATACTCGATGAAATACAGTCCTCATAACTATCAAACCTATGCCACCGATTTCATTGTCGGGCATCCCGAAGCGGCGGTATTCCTGGACATGGGGCTTGGAAAAAGCGTCATTACGCTGACGGCACTTCTCGACCTGTGCCTTGACCGCTTTGAAATCGCCAAAGTCCTGGTTATTGCACCGCTCCGTGTAGCACGGGATACCTGGACGGCAGAACTGCAGAAATGGGACCATCTCAAATGCTTTACCTACGCCACCGTCATCGGCAGCGTTTCCGAGCGGGAGGCAGCACTGCGGAAGAAAGCCCATATTTACCTGATCAACCGGGAAAATGTCTCCTGGCTGATTGAGGAAAGCGGCTTTCCCTTTGACTTCGATATGATTGTCATTGACGAGCTCTCGTCCTTCAAGTCCTATCAGGCAAAACGCTTCCGGAGTCTTCTGCGTGTCAGACC